GGTATATTTGTGTTGAATTACCTACTGATTGTAAGTATTCAGGAATTTCTACTGAATATGCAACTAAGTAATCTTGTAATCTTGTTGCGTAGTAATCTGCGTTATTTAATGCTTTACTTAAAAGGTAGTCAATCTCATTTTTACCTGGTGAGATTGAACTTTCTGATTGATGTTTAAACGAACCTTCACTTTTGAAAGAAATACCACTAAATGGGATGTATTCCACACAAGCATACCAAATAAGAGTAGGTTTTACATAATCTTCTACCAATTCTTCGTATCTACCTGTGAATGGAGTACCCCCTTCAATATCATCTTGTAATTTATTATATAAGACAGTACCTAATAGGTTTAATAAATATTTTTCTTGGGCCGTGCGTATGAACGGTAAGAGTTTATCTGAATCAATTGCACCCTGAAGTGGCGTGTTCTTGATAATATCATTTCGTGTTATAAATAATCCAAATGCCATAGTGTTATTCTTGTTCGTTAAGTTCTAATTCGTCAGTCATTACTTCAGTATTCTCCATTTGGTCATTTACTTCTTCTTCTGCCTCACTAATTGTAGTATTAGTATCATCAGCTTGTTTTGCAAGTAATGCAAGTGGAGTTAATTGTTCAAAGTACAATTCTAAATCTTTACCCCAACCACCTTTTCTAAAGATATCTGCAAATGCAGTGATGATTAAGTTTTGGAATGGTTGAATTGTCATGGTTTGCATAATCGAGAATGCAGTCATCATCTCTTCTGATTGAGAAGAGAAACCATTGTTTGCAGTTCTAATACCAAATAGAAGTGGAGATGTTACTCTATGGGCAACAAGGATTCTATCTTGTGAGTATTCTGCAACGTATTGGTACTTCTCGTGAAGGTTCTCGGTCTGAATGGTATCTACCGTTGGCTTGTTCACTGCATCATCGTTAAACGATAACATAAACCTACCAGCGTTTCTTGTACCTGTAAACTTATTCTCGATTTGTGATTCAATCACTTGTCTTTCCTCAGGTGCAGGTACACCGTTGTTTAAGTTTACCATTACAAGTGGTAAGAAACCATTTTCAATATTGTTAATGTGTAAGTTAGATAATTCTGCCTCTACAAACGAGAACTGAAGTGCAGGAATCCAATCAGGTAATCCATAGTAGTATTTACCTGGTGAGTAATTCTTACCATAGTACATTTCCATTGGTGCATCTGAAGTACCGAACGCAGGAATCTCTTTTTTGTTTCTTTGTTCTCTCATATCACTCCAATCAGTACAATAGTAGTACTTCTCTACTTTTGGTTTATCGTAGAGTTTTTCTGCTCTTACATTCTGAACAGGAACGTGATAAATTCTTTTTACTTTTGTGTGTTCTTCATTCCACCATACTTGTACTGCAAAGTTACCGTATAGTTTTAAATCAAATGAGATTCTTTTAATATCTTCTTGGTCAACTATTCTTGCAAGTGCTGCATCAAAGATTTCATTTTTAGAATACATCCCCTTACCAAAGATTAAATCTGCAATTCCTTCAACACAGGCAGCCTGAGTAGTTGATGTGTTAAATGCATCGGTGATAATAGGGAAGAAATCATCTTGGTCCATGATACCAACGGGTACCCAAGAGTATCTTGTTTTTGTATCCTCTGTAATAATTGGAATATCTTGTTGGGATAAGTTTAATACTGAAAACTCTGTCTTCTTCTTCATATTAGTAAATTATATATTCGTTTGTAGTTACATTGGATTTGTAATCATCATCCAAGTGTGATTTGTATTCTGATTTATCAATAGATGCTGATGAGAATACTTTGTAAGTACCATACCAAACTTTATTAGTATCACCATCTTCGAGATATGCTCTGTATTCTGCTCCATCGTATGCTCCACTAATCTCAGCATCAAATTTAATGATTGATTCTGATGAAGTGTATTCTGCCGATAGAGATTGTGTGACATCGGTTAATGTCATCATGTTTTCGTAATGCATGGTAAACGTTGGATTGGTTGTTTGTTCAATCCTGAACGTATTTTGATTACTTCCACTTAAATAGTATGATTTCATAGTGTATTTATCTATCAATTATCTATAATTTAACAATCGAATAGGTAAACGTATTTATAGGACACAAAAAAAGGGGTGATTTCTCACCCCTTCTTAATATGTGTATCGTGATATACTTACGAAGTTACAATAGTAGGTGCAGTAATTGCTGCGAATGGGTCATCAACAGTTGAACCAGAGATAAATCCAGCAGGGTCTTGTTCTTCACCAGTCATTGTGATTGCGTAACCATAAAGGTCACCCAAACCAGCTCCTGTTGAAATACTTCCTGCAGTTAAATCTGCTCCTCTGTTTTGTCCCACTAACAAGGCATCTCCTGCGTTAGTGTGTACTACAATCTGAGGTCTACCTTTTGCTAATAATTTCAATTCAGTAGTCATCTCATTCGTTAACTTTTTCAAGTTTAACGTCAATTCCTGTGAGAAGAATGTAGTTCCATTTTCTCTACTACTATTAACCGTTTCAGTATATGCCGATGTGCCTTTCAATTCATACTTGTAAGCAGTAAGGCCAGAAAACCCATCGGTAATCTCATCACCACTACGAGTAAAGGTTGAGCCAGTTACAAAGTTTACAAAGTAAACCGCCTGTAAACCACCAACGGATTCTTTACAAACCTCTGCTCTACCTGCTGTTAAATCACATGCCATAATATTGAGTATTTTTTTTAGTTAATATTAGTTGAAACATTTTGGATGTTGAGGGGAGAAAAACTCCCCTCTCTATCCATATATAATCATTCTTCCTTATGCAGGAATGTGAATTGCGATATCTTGACCAATACCGAACTGAGTATCTGCAGTGTATCTGAAGATTACACGGTAGTTTTGTGAACCGTCTAAATCAGCCATGTCAAGCAACTTCACTTCATTGTAGTCAGATAATAGACCAGTTCCGAAGAATAGGTTAGATTTCTGAGCAGCAACCATGTAAGATGAAGTCATACCTGGACAATGTACTAAATCGATACCGTTAAAGTTCATTGGTTTTTCACCAACAGTTACTTGGTTGTTGTATCCGTTAGCGTAATCAGTACCTAATACTTTTTGGTAAGCCTTAGCAACGTTAGTTGGTACATAGATGTAAAGGTCTTCTTTACCGAATACTGTATCAGGGATTGAATCGTATAAGTTGTTCAATGCAGCGATTACGTTAGATGAATCGATTGAACCAGTTGAATCAGTTCCGAATACTACGTCAGTAGCACCACCTGTTACAGCAGATGCAGACATCGCAGGTAAGAAACCTTTGAACTGTCCGTTTGAAGCAGCTACACCACCCCAAATATCTTGTTCAGTTTTCTCAGCGATTTTACCACCTACATAAGATACTAAGTAATCGTTGAAGTTAGCAGGAATCTCATCGTGTGCAGAGAAACCTAATTGTAAAGCTTCCCACGAATCTAAAAAGTTTTGCTTACATAATTCAAGGTTTACTTGAAGTTCTTTTGGCTCAAGAATTCTCTCAGAAAGAGCTACTGAACCAGAAGTTGTGAAATCACAACTTGCGTCATGTACGATACCAGAAACATCCAATTTTTGGATTACTTCTTTGTACTTTACGTTTGGTACAACAGTTACCAAATCGTTTTCTAATGTTTTAGCACTTAATAACGCGGCTGCAATGTATTTGCCCGCGAATTCACCAGCATATGTTGACGTTACTGATGGAAGTGCAAAGTTTTGATTCTTTCTCATTTTTAATCAGTTTTTAATTTTAGTTGTATAATTTTGATAAGAATGCTGATTGTCTATCCATTTTTCTACCATCAGCTTTACGTGAAACATTTACCTTAGAAGCTTGTACAGGTGCTCCATCTAACTTTGGAAGTTCTTCTTCTTCCTCTGCTTCGATTTCTTCCTTTACTTCTTCCTCAACTTGCATTTCTGCAATTTTCTTTTCTAATTCTTCGATTCTATAAGCCATCTCTTCAACAGTTTTGCTGATGATTTCCATAGAAACTTCTTCTTCGATTTTTTCTTCTTCTTCTGCTTCTACTTCTTCAGAAACTTCTTCCATTTCTACTTCTTCAGTTTCTGGCTCTTCTGCTAATTCTTCTACATTTTCTCTTTCGGTAATCACACCATCCTGTGTAATGATACGGATACGAACTTCGTTTCCTTCCTCATCTCTTAAGAATAATTCGTGCTCACCATCAGGTGCTGGAGTTTTTTCTCCATCTGCTGAAACAACTT